GCGCTGCACGAAGCCCTTGTGCGTGAACTGAAGGGAGTCGCCGATGAAGCCGAAGCCGTGAACAAGGCGACGGTCGCAGCCCATGGCTGGAAGCCTGCCAGTCAGGAGACGCCGTTCGAAAAAGAATGCCGTCGCGCCGATGAACTAAAGCGCAAGATCACGGAAGAACGCGCAACCCAATACATGATCGATCAGATCAATAGCCAGATCGTGACCCAGAAAGACCCAGAACCAGACCACCCGCTGGGTCGCGCCATGTCCATCGATCCCCATCCACCCCTGCGGACGCGCGTGATGATGGGAGACGGACCCCGCCCAGCCCTGAAAACATGACGAGAGACCACCATGGAAATCTTCGACAACGACATCGAAGCCCTCATCGAAGCCGGAACCCTCAAGGACAGACAGGCCGGAATGACGTGGCCGCGCCTGATCGAAATCGCACGCACCGTCAACGGCAAGCCAACCATGCCGGAAGAAACCCACATCATGCTGTGTGACCTCATGGCAGACTATATCTGCCTCCTCCAAACCCACGCCCAGAATGCCGAAACCGCCATGATGATGCTCACCCCGCAAGGCTCCGCATGACCCACCCCTACGATGAAGAGGAACGACAGGCCCGCGTCAAGAAACTGACGCTCCTCGCGCGCCATCTGGAACGCGAAGCCGATACCATCTTCAAGGGACAACCACTTGAACAATACGCCGCCCGCCTCACAGCCTGCGGCTTCCGCAGACGCGCCCTCATGCTCTCAGGCTATACCGCCGATGACATCGACCCGCTGTTTCAGTCGCTGTGGGAAATGCGCCGCGATACCTCCGATGACTATCTGAAAGACCTGAAAGCCATCAAACCCTCCAATAGAGGCAGAAAAACCACATTGAAAAAAGGTAACGCGACCGTATGATTCCCTCGCTGGTCTGGTGATTCGGCGACGTTCCTCTTCGCTGATCCGGAGTTGAGCGTGGAGAGCCAGACCAGCAACCACCGTTCTTAACATTGCCAAATGTACGCCAAACCTTACCCCGCCCCATTTCAGGAAACTGAATGGCGGGGTTTTTTTCAGGAGAATCCCCATGTCGCTCCCTCTGCGAAGACTCACCGTTGCAATGATCGGACTTGTGTTCGTTATCATTGCCCTGATGCTGTTGCTTGTCACGGTCCAGCCCGTCAAGGCTGGCGAATTGTTCTACAACCTTGATGCCAAGGCGAAGATGACCGCAGGCACCGCGCGGCAGATCAATGGCATCTTCGTCACGGGAACAGACCCTGCCGTCACCGTCGACGCCACGCTGAGTTCCGGCTGGCTCTATGTCGGCGCACAGCTTGGAAATGAAAGCCAGTGGCTGACCGGAAACACCGCCGATGCACAGTACCGTGCTGGCGTGGCTCACGCCTTCGACCTCGGCTTCGGCAAAATGGATTTCGATGTCGGAGGAAAATACTATGAGTTCTTCGGGAACAAATGCCATGACCTCAATTTCTGGGAGGTTTACGGAAACGCTGGTGGTGAAGTGGCAGGATTCAAACTCCACGGTGGTGTCGCCTATGCCGACAATCTTCTCAATGGTCTCGGCAAACGACTCCGCTATGAAGGGGGTGCTTCAGTTCCGCTGCTGTTTGCCAAAAACGACGTGGCAGCTATCTCCGCGTTTGCGAATGTGGCGTACAACGACCTGAGTGATGCCAAGTTCAGCTACACCGACTGGCAGGCTGGCATCGAAGCCGAACGCAATCACTACTTCGTGCGCGCCTACTATGCCGCCAATGACCTCCCGACAATTCCGGGGCCATGGAAAGACCTCGAAAAGGAACGTGTGGTCATAGAGTTGGGCGCGAAGTTTGACTGAAATACTTCCTCCGGAGATCGCGCGGGTCAAGGAATTCCTTGAACGCGCCTCCGGAAGACCCGCCTCGGCGATAGACATTGAGAAGGCACTCGCCAACCTCAATGCCTTTCGTCGTGTCGCAGCCCAGACAAGCTTTCGGGAATTCATCCAGCTTGCGTGGCCGCACATCGAACCAAACCCCTTCGTCCCCGGCTGGCATATCGATGCCATCGCCGACCACCTCGAAGCCGTCTCGCGCGGGCAGATACCACGCCTCCTCATCAACGTCCCGCCGCGAACCTCGAAGTCCACCATCACGTCGATCATGTGGCCCGCGTGGACGTGGGCACAGAAGAAACATCCCGACTACAGGCTCTTGGGCGGGGCCGTGCGCTTCGTGTTCGCGTCCTATGCCCAATCCCTCGGCGTCGATATGTCCGTCGCCTGCCGCCGTCTCATTGAGTCTCAGTGGTATCGACAGAACTGGCCGGAACTGAAGCTGACCTCCGACCAGAACAACAAGATGAAATTCGACACCTCCATCGGAGGTGCCCGCCTGATGACATCCGTCGGCGCAGGCGTCACCGGACGCGGCGGAGACATCTTCGCCATCGATGACCCGCACTCCACGCAGGACGCCGAATCCGACCTTGAACGCGAAGCCGTCCTGACGTGGTGGCGGCAAACCGTCCAGTCCCGCCTCAACGACCCGAACTCAGGCGCGTTCGTCATCATCATGCAACGCCTGCATGAAGCTGATCTGTCTGGTTACATTTTAGACACATCTGAGGCAGATTGGGTACACCTCTGCCTGCCCATGTGCTACGAATCCGAACGACACTGCGTGACCGTCCCCCTCGTCCTCCCAGACAGCCCACCCAACCCGCCAGCATGGGAAGACCCGCGCAGTGAAGAAGGCGAACTCCTCGCCCCCTCCCGCTTCAACCAGAAATACGTCGACCTCCAAGCCCGCGAAGTCGGACCCTACGTGTTCGCAGGCCAATACCAGCAACGCCCCAATCCCATGGGCGGAGAAATCTTCCGGCTCGAATGGTGGCAACACTGGCCCCATGACAAATACCCAACCTTCGATCTCATGCTCGCGTCACTGGATACCGCCTATACCGAAAAGGAAGAGAACGACTGGTCAGCCCTCACCATCTGGGGCTGCTGGAAGGACGAGAATGGCCTCCCGCAGCTTATGCTGGTCTATGCATGGCGTGATCGCCTGACCATCCATCCCCTCGTCCAGAAGGTCGCCAGAACCTGTCGACGCCCCATGTACCCCGTCGACAAGATACTGATCGAAGCCAAAGCCTCCGGCCTGTCCGTGGCCCAAGAACTCCAGCGTCTCTTCGGCGGCGAAGACCTCTCCGTCGAAATCATCGACCCAAAAGGCGACAAGGTCGCCCGCGCCGTCGCTGTCCAAGCCCTATTTGCCCCGTCAACCCGCGTCCTGCGACTTTACGCGGGGGATTCCAAAACAATTACAACGCCGGGGATAGTGTGGGCACCAGACAAATCTTGGGCTGACATGGTCAAGAACGAAGCGGCCACGTTTCCCAAGGGCAGACATGACGACTTGGTGGACTCCATGGTGCAAGCCCTCAAATGGCTGCGCGACATGGGGTTCGCAAAACGGCGCGAGGAGCGACTGAGCGAAATGGTGCAAGACCAACAGTTCCTGCCGCCTGCCGTCCCACTCTATGAGGTGGGCTGATGAGTAACGTATTCCCCCTCGTCCGCCACAAGGGAATTGAAATTACCCTCGACAAGGGAGAGGACGATGGCGTCACATACCAAGACGATGGGTCAGCTATTGTTGATCTTCGCCCGCCGAAGCAGAGAAATGATCGGAACGCATCCTTCGATGAAAACCTCGCCGAAATTGTGGATGATGGTGAACTCGACTATACGGCCTCAACTCTCATTGATGCGATTGAGGATGATGAGAGATCGCGTTCTGGCTGGCTCGAATCCTACGAGAAAGCCATCGATCTGCTTGGAGTCAAAATAGAGGACGCCCCCAATACAGGTGCCCTCGGCCTGACCCGCTCGACCATCCGCAACCCCGTCCTGCTTGAGGCGTGCATCAGGTTTCAGTCGAACGCACGCGGGGAGTTGCTCCCCGCCGATGGACCCGTGAAGGTCAGGATCGATGACAACGAAAATCCCCAGACCAGAGACCTCGCTGGAAAGTTCCAGAAAGACCTCAACCATTACCTCACCACCACTGCGACAGAGTATTACCCAGATTTCGACCGCATGCTGTTCCATGTGGCCTTTGCCGGATGTGCTTTCCGGAAGATTTACGATGATCCGCTTCGTGGACGACCAGTCTCTGAATCGGTTTACGCTCCCGACCTGATCGTCAGCCAAGACATCACTGACCTCGAAAACGCGAACCGCATCACGCACAAAATCCAGATGCGCCAGTCCGTGATGAAGCGCATGCAGTTGTTCGGCGTCTACCGCGACATCGACCTCTCGCAGCCGTCGCGCATCATGGACCCCATCAAGGACAAGATTAAGGATCAGCAGGGTCTCGCCGCGTGGAGCGTGCGCCCCGAAGACCAGCCATACGAAGTGCTTGAGTGCTACACGGAGTTGGACCTCAAGGGCTTCGAACACAAGGATGGACACGAATACACGGGACTGCCGCTACCTTACCAAGTGACACTGGAACGGACCTCCCGCAAGATTCTGTCCATCCGCCGTAACTGGCGGAAAACGGATCGGCTCATGCGGGCAGTGCCCCGCTTCGTCAAGTATGGAATGGGCAGTGGTCTTGGCTTCTATGACCTTGGCTATGCCCACATCCTCGGTAACTCCGCCCGCACGCTGACCGCCATCTGGCGTTTGCTCATCGATGCAGGCATGTTCTCCAACTTCCCCGGCTTCCTCCTGAAGAAGGGTGCCCGCGTCGGCACCACCCAAATCCGCATCGGCCCCGGTGAAGCCAAGGAAATCGAAACGGGGTCGGCAGACGACATCCGCCAATCGGTCATGCCGCTGCCCTACAAGGAACCGTCAGCGACCCTGATGGAGTTCGCCAAGCAGATCGAAGAAAATGCCCGCCAACTGGCTGGCATGGCAGAGATCGAAGTCGGCGAAGGCAAGCAGGAAGCCCCTGTCGGCACCACCATTGCCCTCATCGAACAGGCCACGAAGGTCATGGCGGCGGTCCACAAACGCCTCCACCAGTCCATGCAGCAGGAGTTCCGCATCTTGCAGGAACTGTTCGCTGCCAACCCGAAAGCCCTCTGGACCCACTCCAAGTCGCCCGCACGCCAGTGGGAAGCAGGGCAGGAGATGTCCAACTTCGATCTGGTCCCCGCCGCCGACCCGAATGTCGCGTCCCAGATGATGCGCGTGATGAAGGTGCAGGGACTCGTCCAGCTTGCCCAGCAAGACCCGTCAGGTTTCAATCTGCACGAAATCCGCAAGCTTGCCGTGAAAGCCCTCGGCTTCGATGAAGTCGACTCCATCGTCAAGCCTCCGGGGCCAGACCAGCAGCAGCCAGACCCGAAACTCATGGTCGCGCAACTGCAAGCCTCTTCGAAAGAAAAGGAGATGGCGACCAACGCGCAACTCACGCAGATGAAGATCGCGTCCGACGAACGCCTGAAGCAGCTTCAGATGGCGCACGACCTCTCCATGTCACAGGACCGCTCGCAGGAGCGAGCCTCTCGCGAGAAGATCGCCCAGATGCGCGCCGAAACAGAAGCCTCCCGCATGCAGCAGGATGGCGGTCTGAAGCAGCAAGACCTGTTCCTGTCCCATCAGCAGCATCAGGACAAGCTGGCGGCGGACTTGCATAAACACCACACTGGTATGGCGCATGAGCAACAGTTGGCGGAAGGCGGAGCCGTCAAAGACCAGATGCAGCATATCCAAGGTTTGCAGTCCACCCATACCCAAGCCGATTCCGACCGCGAACATGCGCTGGAACTGGAACGCCAGCGTCTCGAATTGGAACAGGACAAGCTGTTCCAGCAGGATGTCCATCACAACCGTGAGATGGATCAGCGGAAATCCGAACTGAAGTCGCAGGCTGAAATCGCCAAAGCCAAGATCGAAGCCGACAAGGCAAAGGCCAAGGCGCAGAAAGCCCAGAAGGGTATCGCGAAGTTCTTCGAGGGCGGGCGCGTCACCGAAGAGACCGCCAACATCATTCACGTTCACCCCAACGTCATCATCCAGCCGCGCGAGAAGCCAAAGACCGAACGCACGGTCAGGTTCATCATGGATGCCCAAGGCAATGTCATCGGGGCCAAGGTCGTGGATGAAGAAGTGAAAAACGACATCGAAGTGGAAATCATTGGTGACGACGAATGACTGACATAGCCACAACCAAAGACACCAAGACCGTGCAGAAGGATTTCACGGTCGACAAGGCGGACATCGCAACGCAGATGAAAGCGCCTGCGGCTGAACACGACCCTGAGAAGTTCGAACACAAGACCTTCATCGACTACAAGGAGCAAGCCAACAAGATTGGCATCGTCGCCCTTGGCAAGCCGAAAGGGTTTCAGTCGAACACCCTTGACCCAGATCATACCGTTGGCGTCCTCGCCAACAGCTTCATGCTCCAGCTATTCGACGTGTCCGCTCTGGCCCCCGGCCAGATGAGGGACAAAGTCCTTGGCTATCAGGATGAAGTTATGACAATCCTCACGCATTATTTGCGTGAAGCCATGCGCTGTGAACGAACGCGCATGGGGTTGATACTTGAGGCAGCAGGGCACTCAAGTGCTGCCGCACTCGTTCGCCCCTACAAAATCGCACTACCAAATTCAAAGGAGTAACCACGATGCCCATTCCAGTCTCAATTGCCCCCGACCAAGGCGCTGTCGTCGCAACCGGAGGCACGAACGTCAATCTTTGCGTGACGGTCGCCACAGCCACACGTTCAAACACCTTGCGTGAATGCCAAACGTCTGCCGAAGGCACCACGTCTGCCGCGCAGGAAATCCTGCTGTCGCGTGTGTCGACAGTCGGCGTCACACCCGCTGGCGCATATGCTGCTCGTCCGCTGAACGTCAACTACACCCCCGGCATGTCAGCCCTCGCTTCTCGCGTGGCGGGTGTTGCAGCGTTCGCGACAGAGGCACTCATTGTGAGTGGCACGCTCTATCGTTGGGGCTTGAACGCGAACGGCGCACTGTTTCGCTGGGTTGCGGCTCCGGGGCTTGGTATCGATACGCAGGGTGGTGGCGTCATCAACGTCAACCAGCTTGCGCTATATTGCAAAGCTGGCTCAGTCTCCATCCCGTACTCCATGCTGTTTGATGAAAACTAAACGTTTCTTCGTTTACACTGGCGACCCATCTGATCCTCAAAATCAGATGGTTCGCGCAGTCAAGGCGAAGAACGAAGAAATCGTGTGGGCCATGTTCCCACACGCTATCGGCGTTCAACGCTACGACCCTGTCGACCCCAAGTGGCGGCGCACGGCTGAACCCGATTGGGAGAAGCTGGAAGCTGGGATGATGGTGATGTGAGATGGCAAGGCTGTTCGACCGCGTCAAAGAGAC